TGGTCGTGTAGGCCCGCAGCCCGACATTCGTCAGGGCCCCGACCATCACCAGCGCCGCCGCCCACTTCGGCCCGAGCAGCGTCGTGATGTGGCTCGACATGAGCTCGAGGCCCGACAGCACGGCGAGCCCGACGTTGATCCAGATGGTCTTCGACGCCAGCGCGCCGCGTAGGGTCGGGTTCATCGGACGCCCTCGTGTTCAATCGAGAAGTGCGGCGTATCACCGAACCGGCCGCCCCAGCGGTGATCCGGCCCCAGCGATTCCCAGAATTCGCCGACCAGCTGGTACGGGTAGACCTCAGTGATCCACCGCCCCGCGGAGTCGAACAGCTGCAGGTCGATCGCCAGGCGCTTGCCGTGCAGGCTGTTGCGGATGCCGTTGCCGGTGTTGTTGCGGAGCTTCGCTCGATCAGCTGCGCCACCGCCTCGCGGCCCTGGAACCCGAGCGCGTGGATCTCGGCCTGCTCGTCGGTGCGGAAGCACTCGCCGAACGTCACCTCGTAGCCGAGCGAGTGGGCGTAGTCGAGCAGCCGCGGCACCTGGCGCGCGAACCGGCTCTGCTTCTGGCGTAGCGTTTCCACGTCACAAGTCCTTGCAGGCCGGCAGCGGGTAGCGCTCACCCGTGAGCGCCTTGTATTCCTGCTCGCCCTCTTCGATGTCCTTCTCCATCCGCGAGCGCATGTCGTGGTCGGTCGTCGAGCAGCGCAGCCGGTTCAGGTCGCGAAGCTGCGAGGCGATCTGTCCGACCAGAATCCGTTTGCTGATCGCCTCAGTGCGCGCGACCTTCTCGGACACCTGCCCGAGCTCGGCGCGGATCGGCTCGACGGCGGATTGGATCTTGTCGTCCACCTCGCCGGCAAAGACGAACCCGGCCAGTCCCCACGGTGCGAGCAGCCCACACGCCCACGCGATGTGCACGGTCACGATGATGCGGAACATGATCCTCATCGTTTTCGACCGCTCCTCCGGCGTCGCGTCGAGCATCAGCGAGTTGAAGATGTCTTTCAATGCGCCCATTGGTTGTTTTCCTTATGGCTCCTCGCCCGACCAGGTGCGGAACACGCTCACGTCGATATCCCGCGTGCCGGTGACGCCGAGCGCATCGGTCGCGGTGCAGCGCCAGGTCGCGGTGCGGGTTTCGGACACGGCGACCAGCGTCGCGGTGAACGTGGTGTAGTAACTCGCCGGGCTGTTGGCGCTGATGCCGCCGCCGCTCACCTGTGTCCAGGCGTAGCTGTACGGCGCGGTGCCGCCCGCCGCCGAGGCCGCGACGGCGCCCGTCGTGATCGTCGAGTACGGGCTGTCCGCGGAGATCGCCGTCGGCACCAGCGTGACGACGATCGGTGCGGCGAGCCGGGTGATCGTCACCGATACGTCGACGGTCGCGGTGTTCGAGCTCGCGTCCGTGACGGTGCAGCGCATGACCGCCGAGCGGGCCTCGCCATTCGTGAGGCCGGTCGCGGTGAACGTCGAGGCCGCGGCGTTCGGCGAGACGGCCGAGATCCCGGTGGATCCCGACACCCGCGTCCACACGAACGCATACGAGCCGGTGCCGCCCGAGGCGTTCGCGGTCGAGGCGGCCGTGGTGATCTGGGAAGCGTCAGCGCTGGCCGTCAGCGTGGACGGGCTGGCCGTCACGGCGAGCGTGCTGCCCTGGTTCGTGCAATCGACGGCGACGTCGACCGTATAGCTGCCGTTGACCGTGCAGCGGAACACCGCCGAGACGGTCACGCCCGTGCCGACGCCGGTCGCGGTGAACGTGGTCGAGGCCGCGCTCGCGCTGTTCGCCGAGATCGACGTCGAGCCCGAGATGCGCGCCCACGAGTAGGTCGTCGGCGTGGCGCCCACGAGCCCCGCGGTGACGGCGCCCGTGGTAATCGAGGTGCTGGCCGCGACCCCGGACACGCTGGTCGGGGTTGCCGTGGCGTAGGTGCCGGCGTTGGCCGCCGAGGCGGCCGGGATGCCGTCCGCAGCCGGGACCTGCGTCGAGTAGATCACGACGCCGGTGTCCATCCGGTAGCGGGCGCGCACCCAGACGTAGACCGTCGTGGTGTTCGGGCGCGGCACGAAGAAAGCCGTCGCGGCGCCCTCCATGCGCTTGACCGCCGAGGCGAACGGAGTGGCGGCCGTGTGTTCCCAGATTTCGTACACGGTGCCGGACGGCGCGCCCTCGCTCGGCGTGAACGAGACGACGAACCCGCTCGAGCCCTGGAACACGATCACGTCGGTGACGGCGGCCAGCGACTGCGAATCAGGGACGGCGGTTTCCGACGCCGGCACGTACTGGATGCGCTGGCAGGCGTAGCTGAGATCGAGCGCCGAGATCACCGACGGCTCATTGACGAAGCCGACGAACGGCGTGTCCTTGCGCTTCCACTTCTCTTCCTCGGGCGATGCCAGCGCCGTCGTGTGCGTCGGCACCGCCGGCCGCCCGGTGCGCGCGACGAACCGCCCGGCCAGGTCAGGTACGGACAGCAGGCTGCCGTCGATCAGGCAGAGATACGAGCCCGGCCCGCCGGCGCCGCCCGCGCCCGGGTAGAACGTCACGGACTTGCCTTCGACGTTGGTCGTATACGCCGCCGCCGCCGCGGTGTCCGCGCCCGAGAGGTTGATGCGGCCATTGGCGCCCAGGCCGAGCCCGCGCGACACGGTGCAGAGTCCCGCCCCGCCCGCCCCGCCGGTGCCGCCGGCCTTCAGGAACGTCACGTCATCAACGCTCAGGCCGAAGATCCGCGGCACGCGCAGCACCTTGCCGCCCGGGCCGCCGCCGGTGCCGCGCAGGTCGGTCGGGATCCCGAGGATGCTGTTGCCGCTCACCTCGAGCGCGATGTACGGGAACGTCGGGTGCCTGCCGGCCGTGGTCGCCGGCGGCATGGTCCGGTACTTGATCCGGTCCGCCGACAGCGCCGTGATGACGCAGCCGTCGTGCCCGCGCGAGGCGCCGACCCAGCCGGGATTGCCGGTGACGACGGTGAGCGCGTTCGAGTTGTCGGCCACGCCCGAGAGGCCACCGCCGACGCCGGTGATCGTGCCGTTGATCGTCAGGTAGCCCTTGACGCGGATCTGCACGTTGCCGCTGATGTTGACCGTGACGCCCTCGGGGATCGTCAGGTCGCCGTTGTAATACCAGATCGATCCGGCCGCGGTCAGGTCGGTGCCGCCCGCCAGCGTGTAGGGTCCGCCCGAGACGACGCCCGACGTGATCGTCATTACGCCCGTGAGGTTCGTGCCGGCTGCGGTGTAGAAGCCGTCCGCGGCGGCCGTGGTCGGCGTGGTCGGGGACGTGACCGCCGCCGAGCTCGTCGAGCCGAACAAGTCGAGCGACACGGCGCCGGTGCGGTGATTGACCGAGATCGACTGCACCTCGAAGGCGCGATCGACGCTCGACTCCTGGCCGGCGTAGTCGCGCAGGTGCGAGTGGCGCACGCGGACGATATCGCCGACCTCGATCGGGTTGAGCGAGTGCAGCACGTCGACCGAGAGCCGGACCGGCGGCGCGCTGTAGCGGTCGCGGATCGAGTCCAGCATCTTGAACACGAGGCCGTCCGTGTGCCGGCCGCCATAGAGCCCCTTGAACTTGAGCTCCATGTCCGACGCCCGGCCGTGCACGGACACCGAGGCCGCGTCGACGTAGGTCGTCTGTCGGGTGTAGTCCTTGCCGTTCCAGTTCCAGAAGACCGAGAAGACGTTGTGCAGGGACTCCATGTCGTGCTGCAGGTCGCCGGTCATCACGGAGTTCGAGGCGTCGAGCGTCACGACGCTGCCGGCATCGGCGAGCACGCGGGTCATGCGCCTGAGCCCCAGCGTCCCATCGGCATACACGGGCATGTAGAGCCCGAGCAGGCGCAGGATCTCGAGCTCGGCGAACGCCTTGCCGTCGACCTTCGTCAGGCCCTCGAAGCGCAGGATGACGCCGCGGGAATCGTCCGAGGTGTCCCAGAGGTCCGTACCCAGCCCGGTGAAGTCGGCCAGGCGCACGAGGTTCGTGCTGATGCCGAGGTGCCAGGCCGAGGGCAGCGTCGCGCCGAGGCCGTGGATCTGGCCCGTGAGGATCGCGTAGAGCAGCTTCGGGCCGGGCAGCTCGAGGTACACGTACTCGGCCACCTTCTCGCGCCGGGCTGCGGCCGTGGCGCCGTCCGCCACGTAGCGTGCCGCCGAGGTGCCGAGTACGCCCCGGGTGCAGCCGGTGAAGCTCGTGGGCGTGGTGCCGGTGTACCTGACGATCTCGTCACGGATCTTGACGTAGCCGACCGTCGACGAGGCCGCGTCGGACCATCCGGCGCCGTGCTGCACGCGGCTGAAGCCGGTCGTGGAGTAGACGTTGATGGTCGTGTCGGTCGCTTCGACGGTGGCGGAGATCGTGGTATTCGCCAGGACGAAGATGTCCTTGCGCGCGGCCCGCTGCACGTCGTGGCAGCCGATGCGGTAGGCGCCGCGATCGTAGGCCGCATCTTTGACGATCTGCGTGCCGACCAGCACGAACTCGGTGAAGTTCATGCCCTCGTAGCCGAGGTAGAAGCGCACCTGGCGCCCGCGCAGACCCTGCCCGCCCACGAGCAGCGAGCGCAGCTGGGAGGTGAGCGCGCCGGTCCGATCCAGCACGGCAAAGGACGCGGCGCCAATCTCGGCGCGGCCCTGGTCGGGGTTGAGCTTCTGCGAGGAAATCGACGGCTCGACGACGCAGCCCTCGAGGTGCGGCGAGGGTACGCCGTCAATGTCGTTGTGGCTCGACAGGTGCAGCGAGTAGCTGCTGTATTCGATTTTGATGACGAACCGCGGCGACTTCTGCGCCGAGGTGTTGCGCACCGCGAATACAGCCGGATCCGTCCTCATGGGGATTCGATCACCGTGAACGACAGCTGGTAGCAGTCGTCCGCGCCGCCCGTCCCCTCGGCCGTCAACAGACTGAGCGAGTAGCCCTCGCTCGACAGATAGCAGGTGATTTCCTCGGCCACGCGGAAGCGCGCCGTGGTGAAGTCGAGATCGAGCGACGGGCCGAGCTCGTACCGCCACGGCTCGAAGTCGAACGTCTGGCCGTCCTCGGCAGAGTCCAGGAACTCCATGACCGCTTCGAGCGCGGCGCCGAGCAGCGGGCCGGTCGTCACGTCCCAGGTCCTGAGCCCGTAGTGGTGCAGCGTCTCGCGGTGGCCGCCGATGGCTTCCTGCACGTCGCGGCTGACCTTGCGGCCCGGGGTGAGCGGCTGCGCGGCGCTGAATTCGAGCACGACGGTATCGCCGGGCTCGTGCGTGCCGGTCAGCGATCGGCCGGCGGTGTACGTGACGCGAATCACCCGCGCAGCTCCATCGCCTGCCGGCTGGTGTTGCTGATGAACACCATGTCACGCGACGACACGGCCTCGCCGAGCTTTTCGGCCAGCCAGTCGACGGTTTCCTGCGCGGCAAACAGCGAGCCGTTGACGATGATCTGCACGGCGGTCTGCTGCTCGAGCGGCTGACCCTGCGGCCCGACGTTGTCCGAGAGTGCCGGCGAGGCTGCGGCCGATGCGCCGCCGCCGCGGCCCGCCGTGATGCTGCCGGCCCCGCCGATGTTCGTGCGCTTGATGTTGGCGAGCTGGGCCACGCCCATCGCGGCGATGTTGGCCGCCGCGGCGATGTTCGCCGGCCACGGCACCTCGGCCATCGCCTTCATGATCGCCTGGCCGGTCGACCAGACGGTCTGCGCGATCGCCAGCGCCTTGCCCGCCTTGCCGAGCGCCCCGCCCTGCTGGATCGCCATGCCCACCAGCGACGACATCGCATCGCCGAGCGTCGCGTTTTTGTTGAACTCGATCTGCTGCATCAGGTCGGCATTCGTGAGCAGCATCCCGAGCTTCGTCTGCTCGAACGCCTCGATCTTGCCGAGCATGGTCGCGTTGTGCGCGTCCTGCACGGCCTGCAGGGTGTCGTTGATGCTGGTCTGCCGCAGCACCTCCGGGTCGAGCTGCGGGTCGATTTTGCCGAGGGATTCCTTCGAGACCGTGAGCTGGCCGGAACGATCCGCGCCGGCACCCGCCGCCGCGCCGATCCCGACGCCCACCGCCGCACCCTGCGCCGCCGTCGCCCGGGCTGCCGCGGCCGCCGCTCGCGCCTCGAACTCGCGTGACTTCTCGTCGAAGATCATCGCGGCGTTCAGTACGTCAGCCCCGGCCTGCAGCGCCGCCGCGCCCGCCGCCTTCGCGTTTTCCCACGCCGACGCGCTGACCGAATTGAGCGACGAGCCGAACAGCAGCGCCGCGTCTGAGGCGGCGCGCAGATTGTCCGCCACGCCGAGGTTCGCGATCTCCGCGGCCGACGCAAGGATCCCGATCAGGTTGCCGACGCCGTTCGTGATCGCCGCCAGGATGACCGCGACCGTCGCGCGCAGCGTCTCGAACACCGCGGCCAGCCCGTACACGCCGGCCTCGACCATCTTGATCGCCGTCACCATCACCACGCCGAAGCCCTTGCCGGCCTCGGTCGCGCCGCCCATGTTCGTAAGCAGGTTGCCGAACGAATCCGCCGCCACGCCGATCGCCGGGGAGAGGTTCGCCGAGAACTTGATGCCGAGGTTCTGGACGATCTGCGACTGCATCGCGAGGTCGTCATTCATCGCGCCGATCTTGGCGACGTCGATATCGTCGAGTGCCGCCCCGGCCCGGGCCAGCGCCTGCTCGGTCTCGGAAATCTGCCCGGGTGCCACGGCGAAGAATTCGGCGAGGTCCTTCGCGCCCTTGCCGAAGATCGCCTGAGCGATCGACGCCCGCTCGTAGCTGTTGCCGGTCTCGGACAGCGCCCCGGCAATGCGCCGGAACGCCTCGTCGGTCTTCAGCCCGGCCAGGTCCCGCGCGTTGAGGTTCAGCCTGGCGAGCGCGTCCGAGGCGATCTTGCTGGTGCCGGCCAGCGCATCGCCGAGCGACACGGACATCCGCGAGATCGCGTTGTTCAGCGCCTCGGTCGAGCCACCGGCCTGCGACGCGGCGATCTGCAGCGTCTGCAGGCCCGAGGCCGACGCGGACAGCCGCTGGCTCATCGCGTCGAGCTGGTCGGCGGCCTGTACGGCCGTGCGCAGGAAGTTCGTCAGCGCCCCGACCGTGAACGCGCCAGCGACGACGCCGCCGAGCTTCGCCAGGCTCCCGCTCAAAACGTCGGACTGCTTTTTCAGCCCGTCGAGGTTCTTGTTGACCTTGCCGACTTCGCGATCGACGCCCGTGCCGTCAGCGGTGATTTTGACTTTGACTTCAGGTGTCATCGCGTCGCGCCTTTTCGATATCCGCCTGCAACCGCATCTTCAGTTCCTCGGCGCTGACCTTCTTGCGCTTGCCGGGTGCCCGCGGCATGAAATCCGAGGGCTTCGTTGCCTTCTTGATCCGCCCGCTGTAGTTCGCCGTGGTCGAGCAGACCATCGCCATCCGCCACGTCTCCGCGGGGAACCCCCACGGCTCGACCTGGTAGAACGCGCACCAGTCGTCGAACTCCTCGGCCGACATGTCCGCCAGCAGCTCCTCGACCGTCCGGCCGAGCAAGGCGGCGACCCGAAACAGCATCAGCCGCTCCGGATCGCCCCTCAGTTTTTTGCGGCGGTTTCCTGCGCGGCCTGCGACAGCCCGGCGTGCTCGAGGATCGCGCCGATGATCTGCTCGGCGAGCAGCCCGTCGGCCTCGGCGAACTCCCGCGCCTCGTCGGCGGTGAAGTACGGCGAGGCGTCCGGCTGGCACAGCCCGATCACCAGGTACTCGTGCGCGGCCGGCGGGTTGCTGGAACGCGCACGCGAGCCGATGTCGATCCGCTCGGCCAGGCTGAAGCGCCTGACGTGCAGTTCGAGGTCGCCGACCGTGATCGCCTTCACCCGGGACTGCCGGGCACGGTCGAGCAGTTCGGTCGCCGTTACCATGTGATCGTCGGCGCCGCCGAGAGCTTCAGCGTGCACGACAGCGAGAGCGGATTCGTGCCCTCGGCGTCGGCGTCCGCCGGCTCGAGGCTCGACACGACGGCATTGAAGCGGAACTGCGCCGCACCCGTGTCGGGGAACACGATCTGGTAGCTGCGCTCGGTCTTCGCCTCGACGTCGGCGTAGAGCGCCTGGTGATAGGCGTTGCCGGGATCCCAGGCCACCTCGAACGTCACTTCCTGCGGCTCGTAGCTGCCGGTCTTCGTCACCGGCGCCGACTGGTCGTGGATGTAGACGTCCGTCGACTTGCGGGTGTGCTTCGGCGGCGTGATGTTCGTGCACTGTGGGATCGTGGCGTAGGTTCCGCCACTCGGCGTGACTTCGCGCTGCAGCAGCGTGCCGTCGGTCATGTAAACGGTCATTGTTGAACCCTCAGAAATGAAAAAGGCCGCTCAGGGCGGCCCGGTGGCG